ATCTTCTCTAGAGTGCGCTCTTTATGCAATCTGTCTGAGCCTCCCTTTGTTATCACATTTCTATAATAGGTGATATCGTGGTTAGCTGCTTTCAGATGATATTTAGCTAGATCCTTTTGGTCTTTGAGAATATTTTGAACGTGTTCCATATCTACGCTCTCTCCTTTATTTAATTGTTTTGTTTATCGCTGTAAAGATAATATATCAAATATAATTAGTGTTGACAAGTGCAAACTTTAAAAAAGTCGAAAAAAATAAAAAAAGCTCGAAAGCCTCATGTGTGAGAAGGCTCGAGCTTTATTTATCTAATATACGCCTGTTAGAAGAATGAAAGTAAATGAAAAAAGATTAGCAATCGAAAAAATACAGCAAACAAAAGTAAAAAACACCGTTAGGATTGTCGTCTCGAATTAGTAGGAATGTCTAATCCGAAATGCTAGTAGAAAGATAGATAAGATCTAGACGAAAATTTTTTAGTAGCCCTTCAATCGCTTATAGGAACTAGCACCGGGTAACTCATTATCCGTTTTTGCTACCCTGTTAAAAAACTTTCCATAGATGATAATACTACATAAATTTATTTAATGAAAGCCGGAAACCCTGCTTTCGTTAATTGAGCAGCCATTCTCTCGGCATTTTCTTTACTGGAGTATGCTCCGACTTGAACATAATATAATTTTTTTGGAGCCTCTATTACGATCTCATCATATTTAGTTAGATCGTATTTCTCGATGATATCCGTTAGTTTAGTTACGTAACTAATATCCGTAGCGTACCCGGCGTCTTTTACCGCTTGAGCAGCCTCTTTATAATTCGAGCAGCCTATTACAGCTTTATATTTATTAGGATCCCAGCTAACGCCGTTTTTGTACTTGTCCGCTAGATCCTCTAGGCTCTCTAGCCATGTAGGATACATTTTGAAATCTGCGAATATCGTATATTCATTCCCTTTCTCGTCGTGCTCTACAGTAGCAACATTAAGAGCTTTGCCGTTATAGGATCCTTTCGTACCGAAAAGATTTTTAGCCTCTGTAGCTAGTTTAGATGTTCCGTAGCCGCTCTCTAGACAAGCTTGAGCGATAATAAGAGAGGCGAGTATATAATAACTCGCCTGTATCTCTTGAGCATACGGAGCAATCTCTTTTATGAAAGATTCATTGCTCATATTGTCCGCTCCTTTATTTTGTATTAATAACAGCGTTTAGACCTTTTTCCTTTAATTGTGAGATTAATGTCTCGGCATTCGCTTTATTTCCAAAAGCTCCTGCTTGAACTCGGAAAAGTTTACCGTCCGTTTTTGTATAAACATCGAAACCGGCTTTTTTAGCCTTCTCCTCTACTGCTGTAGCGTTTTTCTCGCTGCTAAATGCTCCTAGTTGAACAAAGTATTTAGCCTCCGTAGCTGGAGCGTCTTGTTTAGGACTGTTATCTACGACGGCATTAGCCTTTTTTGTTAGCCCTGCTGCTTTAGCGATTCCGTTCGTATGTCCTACTACTAGAGCCTCGATAAATTTAGGGTTTTTAAGTAGAGCGGCGTCCGCTGGAGTGTTAATATAGGCGCTCTCCGTTAATACTGCCGGCATATTTGTATTTCTTAATACTGAGTAGTTAGCGCTCTTATAAGGGCTAGATCCATGTACTAAAGATCCTAGCGGCTTGATTTTAGCGTAAATCTCGTCTGTAATTGCTTTTTGTGCGTCTTTTGTCTTTTGGCTAGATGTTTTGTTATAGATATAAGTCTCGAAACCTCTAGCTAGGCTAGCAGCGGAATTAATATGAATCGATACGAATAATTTAGCTTTTAATTTATTAGCAAAAGCCGCTCGATCCTCCAGCTCAATAAAAACGTCTGTTGATCTTGTCATATGGACTCTAGCGTTATAGTTAGCCTCTAGACGTTTCTTAATAGCTAAACCTAGAGCTAGAACGATATCTTTTTCTTTTAATCCGTTACCTACCGCTCCGCTATCTTTTCCGCCATGTCCCGGATCTAAAACGATATCGATTAACGCTTGTGTAGAAAGTACACTCATTTTAATTTTTCCTCCTCTTTCTTTTCTAAAGTTTTAATATCAATTAGTCCGCCGTTAGGATCGTTTCCGTCCTTTTCTCCGGCTTGTAATTGCTCGAGGCGCTCATAAAGTATTCTAGGGATCTTAATACCTAATCGAGCTAGGTTTTCCATAATGGAGATCCCCTCCGTACCGATTAGGATCATTAAGACGGCTCCACGTAGGAAACCGTCTCCAGCTCCAAAAGTGTAATCTAGTTGAGTCGCTACAATAGCAAAACACATCATACCGGCTTTTTTAGCTATGCCTCTAAAAGCTCTATCGCTTGATAATTTAGAGGAATAAAACCCGGCTAGCGCTCCAGTAAAGAAATCTAAAGCGACAAACATCGAGAATGTTATCATGAGGTTGTCGAAACCACCAACTAAATAAGCGATAGTAGCAAAAAATCCGCCGGCTACACTGTTATATAGTGAGTCCGTTGTAGGGTTAGGAGCATTCAAAATATTAACCTCCTTTCTAATATTATCCTAATCTATTATATATTATCAATCGTGATAGGGTACAACCTCGGGGATATTGTCGAATACTTTCGGATCCTCTTGTCCCATAGCCCACAACCCTATACCTTTTGCTCCGAAATCATTAACGGCTCTATTCATGCTATCGAGAAAAGAGTAGCTATCCCCTACCCATGTAACGGAGCCTCCTTGTTTATCTACTACGTAAAGATGTCCGAACCATATACCCGGATCATTAAAAGTAACTGTTACCGGGATCGTTCCATCTATACCCGGAATTTCTGTTATGAAAAACTCGTAGTCTAGAGATATATCCTCGCTATAGAATTGATCCTCTCCGCCGGATCCGCTTTCCTCCGGAGAAATCCTTATGCTCTTTTCATCTAGACCGGAGTAATTTAGATATCCAAACGTAGGATCTGTAGTATATTGTGATTGTCTCGCAATCTCTCCGAACGTTTTAGAGTACGTTTGTCCATTCACTACAGCGGATACCGTAAATTTCTCCATTAGATCCCATTTGTCCGTAGTTGAGATCGTTAACGCATAAAAACGAGCGCCTACGACGTTAGCATAAAGCCCAGCTACTCCGCCTCCAGTTCTTACAATATCGATAGCTCCTCCAAAAGCTGGATTATCGCTATATCCATAATAAAAATACGCTTTGTTATTGTGTACAATAGCTCTAACTTTTGTACGATCTCCCATATAGAAGTTAGCCGGTAAAGGTTCTGAGTATAAAAGCTCGTCATTTAACGTTAATACTACGGATCTCGTAGCGTAGTTAATGCCGAATACATAACCGTCTCGTCCGTTTGTCCCTAGTAGCTGGACTCCTGCTAGTCCGTCGTCCGTTACTCGAAACTCTGTACTAATCTGCATATTCGCTTTAAATTCATAGTTAACTAGGAGACGCCCTCGAGAGTCGTCCGAGTTACCGAATTTAACATGTACACTATCCGGAGATCCGTTATAATCATCGTTTCTTACTTGCCATACTCCCCAACTATAACCGCTCTCGTATGTTTTAGGCTGACTAGGATCATAACAATATTTTGAATCACTTGATAAGGTTGTTCCGTTCCCTTGTACATTTAACGTAGTATTCCGTTTATAGTAAAGGGCGTTAGTTAGATCGTCTTTAGTTGCTGGATCGTCTAAGTATTGAGAAAAACGATCATCCCACATAATAAGAGGTATAGCGCTCTGTCTTAATGCTTTTGCTGTTAGGGCTAATGTTTCCGGTATGGCTGCTAATGTTCCATCCTTCTTTTTAAATGGCTTTACTGATGTATTAAAAGATACCTCTCCGCCTCCGTAACGTGGATCGAATTTCTCACAAGCTACGAAACCATAAATAACCGTACCTCCGTCTCCTAGATCTCCATCGATAGTGATCGTGTTAGCTCCAGCATTAAATGATTTAACTCCGCAACTATACCAGTGAGACGCTTTAAACATTATCGGATAATAATCCGCTGCTGCTTCTATTGTTAGAGGAGATCCGTTAAAGTTTCCTCCTAATTTCCTTTGATTGTACCAAGGGAAAGAAACAAGAGCGACTAACTCATAATCTCCGGCGTTAGGCATATCTAGCGTATAGGTAACTTTCCCGCTTTCGTCATAAGAGCAAACTAGACCGGATCCCTCGATAGTTTTAGGGATATAATCACCTTTGTAGACTTGTCTCCCAGTTATCCCGGTTATAGTAAAAGGATCTTTCCCTACCTCATCTATCGTAATAGGTATCGAATTAATACCGGAGTAAGTATAGACTTTATTTTTTGTAGTAGCTATATTCGTCGAGCTAGGGACAAAAGTACGAGCTTGTAGCCCTGTAAAGCGAGCTTTTTGTAATCGAGAGTACGTAGTTAGGTATTCTCCTCCGTTATACTCCGAGAGACGAACGCTAGCGGCTCCGTTAACGATTGTAGGGGATCCATAACGAGCTTTAAAATAGTCGTAAATATGCTGCTGGAGAATTTCGTTTTTACTCTCTTGATCCTCAAAACCGCAAAAAGCTAAAAACTCTTGATTATGCCACTCGTATATACCATCGTCTCGTTTATGGTTATGTTTATAAAGTCCGTTTTGCCAATCGATAAAGTTGCGGTATGTAATTGTGGAGCCGTACATACGATCCTTATCGTAAACTCCCCATCTATGACCGTACCCAGCGGATCCAAAAAATACATTATTCATTTTTAATTTAGAGTTAGCGGCGCCGAAATTATCTTTAGCCCACGTAGCAACTTTCTCAAACCACCAAAGAGGAGTAGAAGCGCCCGGAGCGGATCCATTCCAAGCAAAGTCGTAAGTCATGATTTGTAACTCATCTATTACGGAGTTACCGTTCATATCTGTAGTAGTTGCGAATAATCCGTAATCATGAAAGCGATAATAATAAGGATTGTCTTTTCCCCACATAGCATAGGCATTTACCTGTAGGATAATTCCTCGAGGGATACATACCTCGTTTTTGATCCGCTTTAGGATATTCATAAATTTAATGTTATCGCCGGATCTGTTAGCATAAGTTGAGCCGCTCATACTAGCCTCGAAATCGATCTCGATACCTTTTATATATTTCATGTTGTCCGGATCGTTCGGAAAGTTAACGGATGTCCCTAAATAATCTAGAGTAGCTCCGATCCGCTCAATTAATTTATCTTGAGCGCTGTTAACGTTATCGAGCATGGGTACGACTCGAGATCCTCCAAAGAGAATAAAAGAGAGATAGTGTCTAATATGTTTCCATCGTCTCATACCTTTCTCGATAGATACCCAAAAAGACCGAGTACGATCAAAATCCGTTGTTTTATCTATTTTTAAGTCCGGTATTCCGTCCGCTGGATTAACATCCTTTCCGTATCGATAAGTACCGTAGTCCGTTCCGTTGTAATCGCTGGGGATATCTCGACGGATATAACATTCTCCTGTTTTTTCTACTTGTACCTCATGCACTCCTAGAGCGTAAATTTTATGTCCGTATTTTTCTAGATCGTCCTCATAGGCTTTATTCCCAGCGTTAAGCGTCCACGTTAGCAGCTTTCTTTGATCGCTCATACTCTAGACCTCCCATATGTCCATTGATTAAATTTAACCGTACCGTAATAACCGATACCTGTATCCGATAAAACCGGAGGATCCACGTTAACCGCCGTCCCTCCCGGAGTTACATATCGATTAGTAAATTTATAAAATTCTATTCTATATCTAACCGCTCCCTTTTGTGCTAGGAACATCCTGCGAGGGCGTATTTTAAGCTTTTGACCGTTTGAAAGGGTTATAGTATTAACTCCTCCTAATTTAACTCTAGATGATCCTACGTAGGCTTTACCGGTTGAGGCTTGTATTTTGATCGTTTCCCCTGCTTTTCCGGCTCCTAAAACAAACTCTTTTGTATAAGCTGTATTGAGAGGGTGATTAGCGTCGCTCACGCTATCGCTATTAACTTTATAAAAATCCTCCTCGTCGATTAAAGCTCCGCTATTTGTACATAAGCGGAATAGATCGTAATCGTCTTTAGGAGTGATCTCGAAATCTGCTCCTGTAGCTAATAACTCCATATTCCAGTTATCCGGATACCAGTTAGGGACTGTTATAACCTCGATCCCTCGCCCAGCGAAATTATACTCGTTAAATTCTACATTAGTCCGGTCTATTGGAGTTTTTCCTCCTAAATAAACATCGGATGTAGCTACTCGGTTTTTTGTTTCTTTATTCGTATGATAAATCTTTTTTAGAAACTCTCTCGTTTCCGGTTGCCATCCTGTTAGCTGGCTACCCGGTTGGAAATGTATATCTGTTAAATATAACGGTACATCCTCGTTATTCTCATTCCTAATTACGGCGTCGTCTGCTACAAGCTCTACAGTTACTTTATCTATAGGATCGTTATGAGAAAAACTAAAAGTCCCGGAAAAACGTCTCCAAAGTCTTTGATTAAGCATTGTCGAAACTCCATTTAATCTCCGAAACGTGTCCTACGTGCGAGGTTGCCGTCGTACCTCCTTGTAGCATAACGTCCGTAATATATACCGCTTTCCCTGCTTCCATTTGTACATTTTCCGCTACTATTTCTACTCGAATTGAATCGATTTTTTTATCTGAATCTATAGGAATACTAAGCCCTATAGCTTGAAAGGATCCCTTGTCTACAGCCATTTTATAACCTCCTAAAAATAAAGGCGCTCATTAAAATAATAAGCGCCTTTTTGTTTGATTCAATTATACATCTAATTTTCCGTTATTGTGCGTCACTGGAGAGTAAACCTCCGCTACCTTTAGCTCGATCATTTCGTCACTAAGGTTAACGCCTCCGATCTCCGCCTCTGCGATACCTCTAAAATAACGATCATTGGCTACTACTTCTACAGGTAAAACTTTAATAGGCGCTAATTTATTTTCGAGCCACGCTTTAGCTTTTAATCCCTCGGCTCTCTCAATACCTTTAGTCTCCATCGTATCAATACGATGTAATCTAAATTTTACTTTACCCTCGAAAGTATCGCCGTCAATTACTCGGATATCTTTTACGTCTAATTTAATGCTGCTCATGTTGTTTTTCCTCTCTTGAAAAGCCCACTCTATTATACCATTACATATTTGTAACGTCTGGGATCTTCAGGAGCTTAGTCTCCTCTTTAACGACTCCGTTTTCATCCGGCTTGTATGTTACTTTTATCCGGATCCCTACAAAACCGCTCGCTCCAGCCGTAATATTTCCCTCTTTGTAAGCCATAGCGGAAATAGTATACGTCGATCTATGAGATAAGTTATAAATTTCTTGATAAATACCCTTAAACTCATCGTAGTTAGCCTCTAATTTAAAACTGTTTTCTCCGGAGAAACCTCCCTCCGAGGTAGCGGATACTCCAGCCGTCCCGGTCTGCGTCCACTCGGCTAGTCCGTCGTCCGCTCGAGAGTTTAACAAATGGTTAAATACTGTCATTTCTTGAATATCGGAGCTTAGTACCGGATCCGACTCTACAAGATCCTGTACGTTATCGTCGAAAGCTCTAGATTGAGCGTCTGCTAGTTGCTTTTTAGGTTGCTCTAGCTCTACCTCCGTCTTTTGAGGCTGTCTAACGTTGTATTTACGTCTCATTACTCGAGAAGCTAGCTCCGTAGAGAGTAGATCCTCATCAATAGCGTAAACCGTATCCCCTAGACCGATTGACTCCGGCTCATGCCCGGAGCGGCTGGATAGATCTAGCAAGCCCATAGAGTAGGTTACGTTAGGTTTTGCCTCCTCTTTTAGCTTTGCTCGTCCATCCTCGAGTAAATTCTCCGGAATTGTATATCTATCGTCGCTCCATACATCCGGACGGATCCGATTTCTTAATCCTAATTTATCGACGAAAGTAAAGTCCTCAATATACTCTAAACCATTGTTAACGGTTTTGAGATCAAGCTCTCCAGCTCCATAACAATAGAGCCTCGTAACCATTCCATAGGTATCAATATCTCGCTCTATTTCTGTCATGTTCTTCTGATAATAAAAACGTACCTTGTTATCCTTGCCTATTTGATCCATAACGGTAATTTCGTCGTTTTCGGTATCAAAATACAACTCTACTCCGAACGTGTCCTCTACATCCCTTAAAAGAGCTAATACACTTTTCCATGAGCCTCTAATCGTCCGCTTTTGAGTTTTTGTAGAAACATTTAGAGCTAGTTTCCATGTAGTAGCCGGTACGCTGCTCGAGAGGATCTTGTTAATATGAGAAACTACGTCCGCCTCGACTAACTCATACTCGATAACTTTAGGATCGTTTAACTCGTACCATTTAGCCTCCGCTTTAAAGCTGGAGAGTTTTTTACCGCTGCTATCCTTTTTGTCGTTATTTTGTTTCATGATATAGCGACGGTTTCCGAGCTTAATTAAAAACTCTACCGCCTCCTCGCCTAGTATCTTTCGTTTAGGATCTGTCATAGGTAAGTTAAAAGTAAGGATATCTTGAGCTTTTACCTCCTCCTCGATCCAAATATCATAAGCGTTATGGAGAGTCCCTATAGGCTCTAATCCGCTAGCTAGATCTTTGTACACTTTTAGCGGCTCCGATTTTAAACTCAATTGTTTAGGAGCCTCGTACTCGAGGAGCTGCATTTCTTTTAAAATAGGCGTCGTCGTGTTGGATCCTGTCATTAATGAAACTTGAATCTGATAATAACGCCTTTTAGGGCTATAGATCGTTCCGTCCAAGCTAGTGTTTTGCCATGAGGAGAAAGAGAGTCCGTCGTCCGAGCTTCTCGTAGATACGGTTACGGTATGGATGTTAGGATCGTAATCCGCCGTAACTTGTAGCCGAGCGTAATAGTCTATAGGTGTTCCGAGATCAATTATGTTAGATGTCCAACCTACCGGAGATCCTGTAATATATGTTCCGTCCGTAAATTTCTTATGGAGCTGAATCGATCCCGGCTCCGTAGAATAATCTAGGATCTTTCCGCTAACAATAGCGTTATAATACTCCGTAAAGTAAGTCTCATAATCTGCTACCTTAGATCCTTTAAAATACATAAATTCATCTAGAGCGAAAGCAGCCGGATAAGTATTAGCGTCCGTACTAGATAATTGTCCGATAGTTAAATCTCGAGTGAAGGATCCTAGCCCTACGTCCGTAGATCCCCACACTACGAGAGTGTTATTAAAATAAACTCGTAACTTATTTCCTATCGATTGGCTATCGTAAACAAAACGAACATGATACCACGTATCCGGTACGGCTCTAAAAGGAGTCGTCATTTTATGAGACTGTTGGTTTTCTACTTGCGTCCCATTTTTATAGATCCTTGCTATTATTTGACCGGTTCCCTCTGCTGCTGAATTGAACATAGCTAAATGGAAACCATGATCCGATAAAGACGGCGTTCCTCGGTTAGTTAATAAAATACTCCATTTATCGGTAGCAAAAGCGGCTTGATCGAATTTTACCCAAAAGGAATATTCATTTTTATAGGCGTCGTGAGCTACGTTTTTTACTCGATAATGAGCTGCACTATTCAAGTGTTTAGCTCTACCTCGTACTCCTGCAATATCTACTGGAGTACGAGTTAATAAAAAATTACTAGGTTGATCCTCAAAATTAAAAAATAGATCCGGGTTAAATTCTGTAGATCCGTATCCATTTCTAATAAAATCCGTTTTGTTTGTTATCAATGCTCTCGATATAGCCATTTATAGACCTCCTATAACCAAGTATCTCTATATTTTATCGCTACGTCGGTAATAGATCCGGTTTTAGAAATCGTATTGTTTCCCGGCTGCATTTCAAAATATATTTCATTATCAATATATTTATAGGCTCCGGATCCGCTACTAAGTAGACTTGTCTTTTCTTTACCGTTAATTATATACGTCCCAGCCGGAGAGGACGAGTTAAAAGAGATTGTTTCCGTTGAACTATCGGAATAAACGATCTTTACCGTACCTACTCCAGCCGTTTTATTAATTGTTAATGTTGGTCTAGAAACATGAGAGCCTAAATGATTAATAACTACACTGGATCCGGTTAGGGAAACGTTTTTCTCTGTAGCTGCATAAGTAAATGGATCATAACAGATAAATGTTAATGTAAACTCCTCCGAAATAAGAGCCATACGTTTAGGGTTAAATGTTTCCGAGATCCGAGCATAATATAAAACGCTCGGATCATCGTCGAAAGCTAATTCTTGAGAGCCTAGTCTCGGATTCAAAACAGCCGTTAACCTTCTAACAGCGTCATTATAAGCGCTCTTTGTTGGGCTATTAAGGATCCTAACCTTTACCTCGATAATTTTAGGTTTGTATCTTACTCCGAAATCGTAACCTCCATCGATACCGGGCATTTCCTCGGCTTGCTCCTCGATCTCGGGCATAGCCGGGATATCTTTATCAATCATAATTAGGGAAAGAGAGGAGCTAGTCACTCCTCCAATTTTAAACCCATCCGGAAATACATAAGCCATTCTCTAACCTCCCTATTTTCCTTTTCCTCTATCGTGATCGACTTGTAAGTTATAAAGACCTCGAGAAACCTCTCTAACGTCCGTCTCGTCGTTTTGATAGTAGTTTTCGATATTCATTAGAGGAGCGTTATAGTTCGTTTGAACTCCAGCGCCTCCAGTAGATCCATTTGATCCGCTATCTTTCGGTACGGCTGCCGCTACTGTATCTCCTGTTAGAGATCCAACTCCTACCGCCTCCGGATCGATCATAGCAGCGTTACCTAGAGCCTCGGTAGAATCTAATACCATTTTCTTAGATTTATCGATACCAATCGCTAAACCTTCTCCGATGTATCCGCCAAACTCTCGGAATACCCTAGAAGGAGAGTGAATATCCATCATAGATTTCATTTTCGATTTAATGCTATTCGCTAGATCTGTAATCTTAGCTTTTACCGCCGCCGCTTTAGATTGGATACCGCCTATTAATCCTTGAATCATGTTAGATCCGATAGATCGTAGGTTAATGCTTTTCAGTGTCGATACTATGCTCGTTTTCATGCTAGTAAAGGTAGATTTGATTTTAGATATAGCACTCGTAACCGCTGATTTTAGTCCATTCATAGCCGAGATAGCCGCTGATTTAGCAGCATTAAAGCCGCTTGTTATTGCGGATTTAATAGCGGACATAGCCGAGGACATAGCGGACTTCATAGCATTAAAGGCGTTTACCGCTCCGGATTTCAAGGAATTAACGGCATTTATAGCGCCGCTCTTTAGTGCATTAAAAGCATTTACAGCGCCGGATTTTAAAGCATTTACGGCGTTTACTGCTCCGCTCTTTAGTGCGTTAAAGGAGTTAACAGCGCCGGATTTCAAGGCGTTTACAGCGTTTACCGCTCCGCTCTTGAGTGCATTAAAACCGTTAATAGCTCCGGACTTGAGAGCATTTACAGCATTAACCGCCCCTGTTTTTAAAGCTGTAAATCCTTTTATCGCTCCGGATTTTACGGCATTTACTACGTTGATAACTCCGGATTTCAAGGCGTTAAAGGCGTTAATAGCTCCGGATTTCGTAGCGTTGACCGCCGTAACTACCGCCGTTTTGAGTCCATTCCATGCCGTAGACGCTGCGGATTTTATTCCGTTAAAAATATTTATTACTCCGGATTTCAAGACTGTAAAGAGGCGGATCCCTGTTTCTTTAATGGCTGAAATCGCCGTCGTTATGGTAGATTTCACCGCTGACCATATCGATTGTAGAGCAAACTTTAAGTCTGAAAAATTCCCGGTTATGAGTGAAATAAAGGCTAAAATAATCCCCATCGTAACAATTTTTATGTTATTCCATGCCGTCGAGAAAAACCCGGCTAATGGAGCAAAAATAAAGCTGATGTTAGATACGAAATTACTAAACCCTGTTTTTATCGCCGTAATAAAGCCGGTTATGATATTCATTGTTACGGTTTTTATATTATTCCAAGCTGTAGCAAAGAAACTAGCCACTGTAGACCATACCGACGATATAGCGCTAGTAAAATTTGACCAAGCCGAAACTATAGCCGAAACAAAACCGGTTACTATACTCATAGTAGTAGTTTTTATGTTTGTCCACGTTGTAGAGAAAAACGATCCTATAGCGGATAGAGCCGCCGAGATCCCAGAAACTAGCCCACTCCATCCGGCAACTATAGCGGAAATAAATCCTTGAATTATCGCCATAGTTGAGGCTTTTAGACTGTTCCAAAAAGTAGAAAACCAACTTCCTAGAGCTGCAAACGCCGCTTTTATACTGGAGATCATATTTGTCCATCCGCTAGAGATAGCCGTTATTAAAGCTGGGATAGCTGTAGCAAACCAATTAAATACAGCCATAGCAGCCGTTTTTATTCCGTTCCATAAACCATTTACTGCATTACGAAACGTTTCACTTTTTTGGTAGGCTACATAAAGCGCAACTCCAAGACCAACTATAGCGGCTATTATAAGCCCTATAGGATTGAGTGACATTGCTACGTTTAAAGCTGCTTGAGCTATAGCCCAAACTCTCGTAGCGACTGCTATAGCCATCATAGGCGCTCTCAATGCCATAACATATGTTTTGTAAGCTAGGAAACCGGCTGCAATTCCAGCGATTAGAGGAGCAAAACCACTCCACGACGTAAAGGCGGCGGCTATTCCTGTAACATAGTTAATGATTGGAGCGAGTATCGACGAAAGAGCCGAGAAAGCAACTACTAAAGTAGATCCTACCAAGCCTCCGACGTTTTTAAAGATTGTAAACAAACTCTCGAAAGTAGGAGCGAATTTCATTACTCCGTTTATAATTGCGTTAAATGCCTCCGAGAAAGCCGCTTTTAATTGCGGTAGGTTCTGACGTATGCCGTTAATCATATCATTGATAGCTGGCATTACTTTAGATTGGATAGGGTTAATAACCTCTACCACCATCATACGCCCGATACCCTGTAGAGCGGATCCTAGAGAGTCATATTTAACAGCGTCCATTTTCTTTAATGTGTCGCCTGTCATATTAGCCTTATTTTCTACGTTTCCGAGAGCTGCTATCGTTTTATATTCGAGATCCTCAAACTGGGTTCCAAAAAGCTGTACCCCTATCGTATTTCGTTTAACTGGATCCTCGATTTTTGCTAATCCAGCAAAGATTTTCGTTAGGGCGTCTTGAGAGCTTTGTCCACCTTTAGCGAAAGCTTGAGCGGTTGCGTCTGCATTTAGCCCGAGTCCTTTAAAGGCGTCTGTAGTCGTTTTAGATCCGTCTTTTACTCGGATCCCTAGCTCTTTAATGCTATCTCCCACTTTGTCGGCATTAAAAGCGCCGCCTTTCATCCCTGCATTGAATATATTAAACATTCCCTCGGCGTCGAAACCGAGCGTTTTAAAGTAAACGCTATATTCGTTAAAGCTATCGAGCATATCGCCGCTTTTGTCTATTCCCTCTTGTTGTCCTTGAGCTATAAGCGTCATAGCTTGATCTCCAGTGATACCAAACTGCTTCATCATAGTATCAGCGGTCTGTACGGATTGAGTCACATCGTAACCCATTCTTTGTTGAAGCATCAACCCATTTTGAGTTAATCCCTCGAGCGCTTTACCTGTTAGCCCTGTAGTTTGAGCGGTATACTTCATAGCCTCGCCAATCTCATTAAAATCTTGTCCGTAGTTATTAGCGTAAATATTCTGCATAGATTGACCGAGTTTTTTAGTCTCGGCGTCTGTTGCTCCGGTTCCTGCTTGAACATTAGCAAGAGCCGCTTGATATTGATCCGTAACGACGATAGCTCCAGTAAAGGCGGTAGCTAATCCGGCGGCGGCTCCAGCGGCTCCAGCTTTACCGAGAGTCATTAAAGTTTTATCCAAACTTCTAATACTTTTCTCGGCTTGTTTAATTTGTCTCTCTGCTTCTTGAGGGATCATTTTAAAGGCTTGTGTTCCTTGTCTAATGGAGTTTTCCCATCCATTGAACTTAATACCCTCTAATTTAGTTAAATCCCCTTTAACGGCTTGTATGGAGCGTCTAATCCCATCTAGGCGGAAATTCTTTCCCATCCCAGCTAATTTAACGTCCGCTCTAGCGATTTCGTTAGTCAATTGTTTAATAGACTCCGCTCCGGCTTTCCCTACCGTTTTCATTTCATTTTGCACTTGATTAATAGCGCTCTCTAATCCTTTAAAAGCGGATTTCGAGCCGTTTCCAGCTCGAGCAATATCGCTTTTTAAACTAGAGAGGTTGCTTTTAAATTTATTGAGAGCGGCGTTAGCTTGATCCGTACCCTCTTTTGTGCCTTTACCTATGCCGGCGGTTTCTTTTCGTATACCGCTAACAGCTTGCTTAAAACCGTTAACAGTAGCGACGAACTTCGCCCTTACTTCGCTTACAGCTCCAGCCATTAGGCAACCTCCTTTATGTTATTTCGCTCTAAATTCGTCTAGCGCTTTATGATCCCACTCCATTTTCTTAGTAGGATTTCCGAGGACTTTACCTCCTCCGCTACCGTCTTTAGGGCGTATTTCCTCATAGAATTTTTTACGTGCTTTAGGATCGACGTTAGAGTTAGCTCCAAAGAATAAATATTGAAATCTTTCTAACTTCTCACGCTGCTTTTTCTTCTTTTCATATACAAGATACTCCAGCGCCTCGAGTACCGGCGTCTCTAATACCTCGGATCTCCCTCCTAATACTGGAGAGAGAGCGTATATGATTTGAATAAAGGCGGTTTCGATAATTTCGTCGAGATCTTTTTTAATCTGCGATTTCTTTAACCTTTGATCCCTCCCCAAAGGTTTTTCCCCATCGTAAAAGCCTCTTTACCCTTGTTAATCATAGCTTTAATATCGTTCTCTTTAATGCACTCGATAACTACGTCTAGGAATACGTCGTAATCTTGCTCGTCGAGTAATTCCTCCTCGATCTTAGAGATAATAGCTACAAGCTCCGTTAATTCATCCGGTACTCGATTAAATAGCATTTTCATAGCGGCTAGGATGTTCTCCATAAACATTTTATCTTTTAGTTGATCCTCTCCGACTGCTACCTCTGTTTTTTCCATATCCATAAAGTACGAGATAAGATCCGCTGTATTCTCGTCCTCCTCAAAGATAGAAATAATCTCTTGTACCTTTTTAAGCGCTCTTTTAAGCTGCTTCATTCTCATTTTTTTAATACGAAACTCATCCATTTTACCTTCTTCGATCTCGATTAAAACTTTACCCATTTTAGTAGCCTCCTATAATTCTTCTTTTTTCTACAAACTTTATTATAATATAAATCACCAAAAAAGGAGACTCGTAGAGAGCCTCCCCTTTCTTTAGCGTAACGATATTCTGTTTTTAGGATTGTACGGTTTAAATGTTGCGCTTGTACCTTCCTGCAATACGAAATCTTTAACTGTATAGTCTCCGGCTTTACCGTTATTCTCGATCCGTACAAAAACCTCCTCCGCTGGAGCTGTAAATGTAACTTGTACTCCGCTCCCGGTAGGATTAGCTAGGAAAGCATTATCTCGCTTTCTAAATACTCGTACCCTTGCATTAGCCCCGATTAATGTAGCGGAAATCGTGTACTGTTGTCCGCCCTTTAAAGAGATAGGGAAATCATAAGCTACTACTTTATCCGTTGCGCTGTTCATACGATACTCGTAATCCCCTAATATTTCTCCCTTAAATTGTTGACTTGCTACATACCACCTAGGATCTGATAAAGGAGGTAGCATATTATCATAAGAGATCGTAGTCGCTTCTTTGTTTTTGTTACCTTCACTCTTTTTATAAAATAATCCTACTCCGTAGTCTTTAGGGTGTACGCTGAATCGAATAAAAGCAGCGTTAGCCGGCGTAGTGATCTCTTTATATTGGCTAGATACACTAAAAGCGGAGACAGTATAGCCGCTAATATAACTTTTATCTGCTCTGAAAAAAGCCATACGCATAACTAGAGCATTAGATTGATAAAATTTATCTAAAACATAAACGGTATTAGGTTCTACAGGGATAAAGTCACTAGCACTACTACCAGCTCCGGAAACTGTAGGGAGTCCGTTAGCGTCATTAATGTAATACCCTTGAGTCGCTGTATTAGGGTTAAATAACGATTTCCCGGTTAATGTAGCGTACCTATTCCGCTCTTTATATAACTCGAAATCAGTTTTAACGGATCCCGGCTCGATCTGTAGATCCTCGATAGCCATATATCCAGTAGTTTTATTATTATTAACTAATCGTACCTCCCACGTAGTACCTTTAGCTGTATAGGTTCTTGAGCTTATAGACTGACCTACGAACGTTCCTAGGTTCTTTCCGTCCTCCCATAACTCAACATTTAAAGCTCCAGTTATCTTAGCGGAGAATGTAAAAGTATCGCCCGGAGAGACGTTAAATGTAAATCTAGATGTATTCCAATCCGCTGTAGCTATCATTTCTAACTTTCTAGGACTTAAAACATTAACTACCGGATTCATAGACCAATCTTTATGATTGAATGGTTTAGCGTAGTTCTTTGTCGATTTCTTTTTAGCTGCTTTTAGCTGCGGATTATAGTCCTCGTGTGCTGTAGCTGCGGATCCTTCCTCGATCTGTATCCAATATTCGCCGCTCATAAGTTTTTTAGACGCCTCGGACGGAGTAGTAGTCGTTTCATTTCTCATGTACATAGTTATAATCCCATCCGTACCACTCGAAACAGTACGAGGAGATCCAGCGCTATAACCATTGCTACCGGTATTTACTCCTCCAGCGTAGAAGTTCGCTAACGATCCCTCTAGCGGAGCATTTGTAGAGAAAGTGTAATTAGTGTACGGTCTACCATAAAACTTATACATCCATAGCGTACCGCCGCCTATTACTTTTGTAGAATCAAATTCTTTAACATTAAAAAGGTTTTTGCCCGGTTTTTTGATCGCTTTCTTTCCTAGGATCTGTCCGAATGCCTCTATCTCGAAAATTCTGTATTGTTGCTCGTCAATAGGGAAATACAAGCGGATCTTATCCGTAACTACTGGAGAGAATGTTAATTCTACTTTCTTTCCGTTATCCGGATTATTTCTAAACGAGGCTACCGTTTTCCAGTTTCCGTACTCGTCCATAATCTGCAAGTCACCGTTTTTAATACAGTTTGCTACATTTGTTCCGTCCGTATTATTCCCGGTATATAAGATAAATTTATCAATTAGAGCCATAGCCCCTATATCTACCGATACCCATTCTCCAGCTTTAGAAGTATTGGAGATCCATCGATATTGGTTAGGAGGGTTAGCTCCGTTTCCTAGACCGTCCACAATGAAAGCAGGAACATAAGTCCAATAACTACTAGCTGCTGTAGCGAATTTCCCTCTTAAAACGTTTTTATATGTTGCCATTAGTTAGCCTCCTTAATAAAAAAGAGAAGGGTATTAACCCTCCTCCGTCGTTTCCTCCGTTGCCGGTTGTTCCGGATCCGCTGGAGTTTGCTCCTCTGCTACTTCCTCGCTATAAACGATTCCGTTTTCATCGATCCCTTGAGTGTTATATTCCGGATCATAAGCCATAACTACGCTATATGTATCGCCGTTAATAGCTTTGTTCCAATCTTGTTTATTATAAGTTGATACTACGTATTGAGTATCCGGGCTAGCGTAGATATCGTTAGGCTCGAAATTATCAATAATCGTTTGACAAGCTGTTTTTACTTCTAACACTTCCTCATGAGTTAGCGTCATAATACCGCTAGTCCAAGGTGCTTTAGTGTAATCATCCGGGTTAAATGGCATAGTATTTAATCTCCTTTTTAGATAGGCTTTTTATATAACCAAGAACTCATAGTGTGCGCCGCTGCTGTATCTGCATTGATAATAATTACTTTAGCAAAACGAGCGGACGTTCTGACCGTAGTCCCTCGAGAGTTAGCCCAAATAGCGACGGCGGTAGGTAGAGCGGTAGTAGCTCCATGAATATTAACCATGTCATTAGACCATAAAATAACACAAGAAAACTGACCTGTATTACTATCGCTTTGTACGGTAACTCCTACCTCTGTAATACCGTTAAGATCTTTCCAATCCGGGTTAGTATTATTATTATTCGTAGGTACGGTTACGGCGTTATGAGTTTGTATAACGTCTTGCATAGCGGATTGAATCTCTACCGGTTTTTGATAGTCTGTAGTCATTTCTTTTGTAGGTAACGGATTATTCTCTCCAGTAGCTACAAAGTTTCCGCTAGCGTCAATATGTTGCGGTACTGGGACTAGGATCCCATTTAATAAAGTGTATTGTAATTCTTTCTCTACTTTTGGCATAGCGTTTACACCGTCCTTATATTATGTCTTAAAAAAAGGGAGACTACTAGGAGCCTCCCTTATTGCATTGTTATTGTAACGAGATTAGGAGAGATAAACGCTATCTTAGGGAGTAGCGTTAGGATCCTTATCACCTACGTAGAAATAGTTACCTGGTAGGCTAGGATCTGCTCCGTCTCGAGGATACATAGCTAAAGTAATTTCGTTTTGTCCTTGCTCATTAGCATAAGTCTCATTAAAAGCGGATACTCCAGCCATTTTATAAATGTTGATATCTCCGCTCTTGTCCGTACCCATGCCTCGAGGATGGATTTTAACCTTTTTACCTTTAGCTCGCATAGATGAGCCGGGCTTGCTATCCATTAACCCAACTACAGCGCCGCCGGTAT